GTGGAAAGAAGAAACTATACGAAACACTTCACAATCACAATTTAATTCAGAGTTTGAATGTGAGTTTTTAGGTTCTATTGACACACTCATCGCTCCACATAAATTGAAACAGATGCCATATGTAGAGCCAATACAAAGACACGCAGATTTAGATATTTTTGAAAGACCTGACCCAAAGAAAACATATTTTCTTACTGCAGATGTTGCCAGAGGTAGTTCACAAGATTACTCAGCATTTGTTGTTATAGATGTCACAACAATGCCTTATAGAATAGTTGCTAAGTATAGAAATAATGAGGTTAAACCTTTAATGTTTCCACATAAGATATGTGAAGTTGCAAAAGCATATAATAATTGTTTTGTAATGGTTGAAGTAAATGATATAGGAGAACAAGTTGCAAACTCACTACAGTTTGATTTAGAATATGATAATTTAGTCATGGCATCTATGAGAGGTCGTTCTGGTCAGATATTAGGAGCAGGATTTTCTGGTGGAAAAGCACAGTTAGGAGTTAGGACTACAAAAGCAGTGAAAAGAGTTGGTTGTTCTAATTTAAAACAATTAATTGAATCAGATAAACTATTGATACCAGATTATGATGTAATGAATGAATTATCAACATTTGTAGTGAAGGGTTCTTCATGGGCAGCTGATGATGGTTGTAATGATGACTTAGTTGCTTGTTTATTTTTATTTGCATGGGCAGTAGACCAACAGTATTTTAAAGAATTAACTGATAATGATATTCGAGAAAGAATGTACAAAGAACAACAAGACCAACTTGAACAAGATATGGCTCCATTTGGATTTGTGGACAATGGAATAGATGAACCAGTAGATGATAGTGGTGATGAATTTGGTTGGTCAGAGCCTGTAGTAAAAGTTAGAAACTTCAATAATCCTTTCGATTAATTAGAAAAATGTAGGGTCTAGTAAATCATTCTCTATTTTAATTAAACAATTAGAACATACTATTTTAGAGGAATCAATAAGTCTTTTCACAGTTTTTCTGCTTTCATCATTCATTCCTACTCTTTTAATAGTCTTACGAATCTCTTTATCATGAGGATAAAATCTTAAACATGCTATTTCATTTTCACCACAATGTATACATTTAGTATTTTCTAAATATTCGTTCAATGAAGATACTCTTTTGTGATAGTTTCTTTTAGTAACTTCTTTAATGGTATCTTTATATTTTTTGTAATGAGTGTTTGACATAAACTTATTTATATGTTTTGAGACATATAAAAAATACTTTTCAAGAAACTGTTTATTATAAATATCAGTAAAAGAATTAATAATTATTAATAAGGAGCAAATGTCATGGGGTTTTTAGTTTCACCAGGCGTTCAAGTAAATGAAGTAGATTTAACCAATGTAGTACCTGCAGTTGCTACATCTATTGGTGCGATTGCTGGAGCTTTTCAAAAAGGTCCTGTTTCTTCCGTTGTTAATATATCAAGTGAAAAAGAACTAGTAGAAATATTTGGAAAACCCGTAACTACAGGTAATCAGTTTGAAACATTTTTTAGTGCCGCAAATTTTTTAAGATATACGAATTCATTAAAGGTCGTTAGAGCAGAAAGTGCAATAGTAAATGCTGGAGCAAACTCTGGTATACTAATTAGAGATGATGACCATTACTTAGATAGTTTTGCAAATGGAGAGGGTTCTCATGGAGAATGGGCTGCAAGAACAGCTGGAACATGGGCAAATGGAATCAAAGTAGAAATATGTGCTACAAGTACAGCATACGAACAAGATTTAAGTACAAATAACTTAGTAAACACATCAACATCTGCTGTCGGTGATACATCTATTATAGTAGATGACGCTGACGCTAGTGGTTTTGAATTTAATGTGGGTGATTTAATATCATTCTATTCAGACACATCTAACACAGTAGCAGTGGATGACTTTAATGAGTACGAGGTTACTGCGATTAATACATCAACAAATGCATTAACAATTCGTTTAAAAGATGACCCATCAGGTGCTGGTTTACAAACTGCAATACCTGATGATTCAAAAATTAAAAGAAGATGGAAATATGCTGATTTATTTACAGGCCCACCAGGCACATCACAATACTCAACAGATAACTCTAGAGGTTCTGGAGATGAATTACATGTTGTTGTCGCTGATGGTACAGGAGACATAACAGGATTCGATACAGATACAGCTGGAAATAGAACAAGGGGTGTCATTGAAACATTTGGTTTTATGTCTAAAAACCCTAGTGCTAAATCACCACAAGGTGATAGTATTTACTATCCAGATGTATTTTTTAGAAAATCATCATTCATTTATTGGACAGACCACATAAGTGCTGGTAGTAACTGGGGTTCAGATACTACAACAACATATACTGCTGTCACAACAACAGTAATTGATGAACTTACAGGTGGAACAGATGATTACTCTACAACTGCTGGAGAAATTGAACTTGCATATGATAAGTTTAAAAATGCTGAATCGGAAGATATCAATTTAGTTATCGGTGGTTCATCTAGTATTGTTGCTGATACTGCAGCCGCTCAAGACACACATGTGACCATGTTAGTAAATCTTGTAGAGGGTAGAAAAGATTGTGTTGCATTTGCTTCACCATATCGTTCTGCTGTTGTTGGTGTCACAACATCTAGTAAACAAGCAAAAAATGTTGAAGTCGCTGCTGACTTAATACCAAGTTCATCTTACTTAGTATTAGATAGTGGATACATGTACATGTATGACAAATACAATGATGTATATAGATTCGTGCCACTTAATGGTTCAGTCGCTGGTTTATGTGCAAACACAGACCAAGTTGCTGACGCTTGGTTCTCACCTGCTGGATATAATAGAGGTGGTATCAGAGGCGCAATCAAATTAGCATTTAATCCAGATAAAGCAGACAGAGATGTTCTTTATCAATCAAGAGTTAACCCAGTCGTTAACTTCCCAGGCCAAGGCGTAACCTTGTTTGGTGATAAAACTGCTTTAACTAAACCAAGTGCTTTTGACAGAATCAATGTAAGAAGATTATTCTTAGTATTAGAAAAAGCAATTGCAACTGCTGCTAAATTCCAACTCTTTGAATTTAACGATGAATTTACAAGGGCACAATTTAGAAATTTAATTGAACCTTTCCTAAGAGATGTTCAAGGTCGTAGAGGTATCACAGACTTTTTAGTCAAGTGTGACGCTTCAAATAACACAGGTGAAGTAATTGATAGAAACGAATTTGTTGCTGACATATTTGTTAAACCTGCTCGTTCTATTAACTTTATTACACTAAACTTTATCGCTACACGAACAGGTATTTCGTTTAGTGAGGTAGGAGGTTAACCATGGCACAGATAGATGACTTTAAATCGAATTTATTGGGTGGTGGTGCAAGAACTAACCAGTTTCGTGTAACAATTACGCCACCATCTGGTATTGATATTGGATTAGATGTTAGAAGAACTTCATTTCTATGTAAAGCTTCTAAAACACCAGAAGTTGCTTTAGGTGAAATAGAACTTGCATATAGAGGTAGAAAAATCTATATGACTGGTGATAGAGAAGCTGCTGGTGAATGGTCAACAACATTTTATATGGATACAGACTACATGATTAGAACTGCTCTAGAGAGATGGTCTAATGGTATGAATGACTTCGCTGATAACACAGGTGTTACTGCGATGGCAGATTATGCTACAGACTTAACAGTAGACCATTTAGATAGAGATGATACAATCATTAAAACATATATCTTTAAAAATGCATGGCCTAAATCTATGAGTGAAGTAACTCTAGATTCTTCGGAAGAATCAACAATTGCTGAGTTTGAATGCACATGGAGATATCAACACTTCGAAGCTTCAGGTGTTAACTTCTAAAATAGTCTTTTTTTTCTTTATAAATAAAGGACAATAAAGGAGATTTTATTATGGCAGAACTATTTGGTTTTAAGTTTGAGCGAATCAAAGATACCAAAGGTCAAGAAAAATTTACAGCACCACCAGTAGATGACGGCACAGTCGAGATAGCTGGTGGTGGATTTTTTGGTCAAGTATTAGATACTGATAGTCGAGAAAAAGCAGAGGTCGATTTAATTCGTAGATATCGTGAAATATCACAACAACCAGAGTGTGATTCAGCGATTGATGATATCGTAAATGAAGCTATCGTTTCTAATGAAAAAGACCAAGCAGTATCTATTGAACTTGATAGATTAAATTACACAAAACCAATCAAAGAAAAAATTCGTAAAGAGTTTGATAACATTTTATCACTTTTAGATTTTGATGTTAAAGGACATGATATTTTTAGAAGATGGTATATTGATGGTAGAATTTTTTATCACAAAGTTATAGACAAAGATAATCCTAAAAAAGGCATTGTTGAAGTAAGATATATTGACCCCAGAAAAATTAGAAAAGTAAGAGAAACGAAAAAAACTCAAAAAGGTTCTTTTGAAATGATACAA